AGTGGATAAGTTATAAACCTGAATTACAAAGCATAGCAGGAGATAAGAAAGGTCAAAGATCATTATCCTACGCAATAGCAACTAACATACTTAAAAAAGGAACTATCAAAAGATTTGGATATAAAGGTAAACCATTCTTAACTGAAGAAATCCCACAATTAGAAAAAGACATAACACAAGAATTTGAATAATGGCACTAACAATATACAATACCCCAAACGCATACGCACCAGTTTACAATCAAATGATTTATACTTTGAGTAGTACAAACGTTGCTCAATCTAATTTTCGTTACATAGCAGATATTTATGTAAATGGATCAAGTGATTATACTAGATTAGAAGTAGGCAGAAATCCAAGTAACAACTATGGAACATTTGATGTGGCAGGTATCATTCAAAACTTTTTAACTAGAGATGCAGATGACAATACAACTACATTTAAACAATGTGTAAACTCAATAGCATCTTACATAGTTCAATTTGGTGAGCAATACGGAGCAAGTAGTGGAATTACGAACTATCCTAACTTAACAACAAGTTCAGGTTATTGTTTTAATGGAGTGTTTAGTCCATTGGATTTTTTAGACTTTACAACAAACACTTATGTACTTCAAAATAGTTCAAGTCAATTTCTTACTGATAGACCAACTTTTGAATCAAGAACAGGTGAGAAACTTATTTTAGGTTTTATGACTGATGCTGCAAATGAAGCAAATTTTTTAGAGATTATAACTTTTTATGATGAAGGTACAATATTTAACACAGTTACAGTTGCTAATCCTTTTACAGCTTTAAGCAATAGGCAAGACCGTTCAATAAATGTACGTGTAGATTATGATTGGCTAACTACATTAGTTAATGCAGACTTATCAAGTGGATCAACACCTATATTCGTTGTTAATTGGGAATACTATGATGTAAGAATTAAAAACAGCACAGGAACGATAGTAAGTGAAACAATCCGTATTTATCCTGGCGAAGATATTTGCTCTAAGTACACACCTATCCGTTTTAAGTTTATGAATAACTATGGTAAGTATGATTATTACACTTTTACAGGTGCAATGACTAAAAACACCAATATTAAAAGAAATACTTACAAAAGCAATCCAAATCAATGGACTGGCACTAATTATAACTACTCAACAACAAGCAGAGGATTAAGCCAATATGAAACAATATTAGACGATACAATTACAATCAATAGTGATTGGATTACAGAAGCTGAAAGCATTTGGTTAGAGCAATTAGTAACAAGTCCTGATGTTTATATTTACGATGGAAACAACTTAGTTTCTGTAAACATTACAGATAGCAGTTATCAAACAAAATACGAAGCTAGTCAGCAACTATTTAATTTAGTGGTTTCATTTACTTACTCACAAAACAGAAAAAGACAAAGAAGATGATTTTAACTAAAATATACATTAATAACGAGCAGATAGATTTAAAAGAAGATGTTTCAATACCTCTTAACTTTAACATTGCTGATATTAGAGAACCTGAAAAGCGCAGCACTACATGGAGTAAGACTGTTATACTACCAGGCTCTACTTTTAACAATGAATTGTTTTCGAATATATGGAATGTTAATGCAGTCATTAATAGTACAGGCACTACTAACTTTACTCCAAATTTTAACCCGAATTTAAAAGCAATAGCGGAAATAACATACAATGAGGCTACACAGTTCAAAGGCATTTGTCAATTGTTAAATGTTAATGTAACTGATAAATACGAGATTGAATATGAGGTAGCTTTCTTTGGTGAGTTGCAGAATGTATATCAAAATTTCACAAATGGTTATTTAAGGGATGTGGATTTAAGTGAATACAATCATACATACAGCAAAGATAATCAAGTAACAAGTTGGAGCGCACCAATAGGTATTGGCTATGTTTATCCGATGATAGATTACGGTTTTAGAATAAATACAGAATTTAAAGTAACAGAAATGTTCCCTTCTATTTATGTAAAAACTATAATTGATAAAATGTTTAGTCAAGCTGGGTTTACATATCAATCAGTATTTTTTAATACAGAATTATTTAAAAGACTTATAATACCTTATTCTGGTGGTTCATCATTATTATTGACAAATGACCAAGTTAAAGATAGAACATTTAGAGTTAGTAAAACAAGTTCACAAAGTATAAATATAGATGCAAGTTATACTAATGAAGCTGGTAGCCCATCAATTCCTTATAATGAAGTCATTTTATTTCAAGATGAAACAACACCTCCTAATTATGATACAGGAAATGTATTTCAATTTAATTCATATTTTGAAGTTAAAAAAAGTGGTAATTATAAATTAAAGTTTCAATTTGAATTAAATGTAACACATAATTGTAGCACACCAACAGCTTATATTGAGCGTTATTATGAATTAGGAACTATTTATATTATATCATATTCTAATGGGATTGCATCTATTCCTGTAATTTTAAAACCAAGTGATAGTTTTCAAAATGTGCCTGATGCATTAAATGTTTCAGCAGGTGCAAGTCAAACTGTAACCCAAGGAACTACAACATCAAGCGTAGGTGGTTTATTAGAAGGTTCATTATTTTTATTTGAAAATGATACAGCACAGGTAATATTTGCACCAGCATTTGGAAGATGTTATAAAGCTACATCAGGATCATTTACATTTCAAAATCAAGCTACTTCATATCCAACTGTTAACATATTAAATGATTCAGTGTTTTATGCTTTAATGGAAGATACAACTATAAGTGAATCTGACAATATAGTTATTTCAAATATTTTACCTGATAAAATAAAGCAAAGTGATTTTTTTAACTCTATAATTAAAATGTTTAATTTATTTGTAGAAGTAGATAAAACAAATGCAAATAAACTTATAATAGAGCCAAGACCAACGTTTTATAACACATCAACAATAAAAGATTGGACAGATAAATTAGATTACTCAAAGGAGACAAAAATAATTCCAATGGGTGAATTAAATAATAAAACTTATTTATTCACATACAAACAAGACAATGATTATTTTAATAGTAATTATTTTAATAATTATACAGAAGTTTATGGACAAAAAAAATATGATATTCAAAACGATTTTTTAAAAGGTGAAGTAAAAACAGAATTAATATTTAGTCCAACTCCATCTGTAAACACAATAGGACATGATAGAGTAATTCCTAAAATTTACCAGTTAGATACTAATGGCACTATTAAAACTTGTCAATCTAATATTAGAATACTTTATTATGGTGGCTTAAAAGATACATCATATCCATGGAAACACATAACAAGTACAGGTGGTCAATTTATAAATAATCAATATGCTTATTGTGGTCATTTAGATAGTATAGATAATCCAACTATTGACTTAAATTTTGAAGTACCAAAACAAGTTTATTACTCATTAGAAAAATACACTTTAAATAATCTTTATAATAAGTATTGGAAGGATTACATTGAACAGATAGCAGATAAAGATTCAAAATTATTTGTAGGTTATTTCTTAATAAACGAATGGGATATTCAAAGTTTAGATTTTAGAAATACATTCTTTTTTGAAAATGAATATTGGAGATTAAATAAGATAATTGATTATGATAGAGTAAATAATCAAGCAACTAAATGTGAGTTTGTAAAATTAAAAACATTGCCACCTTATGAAGATGACAATGGATTTGATACAAATGGCGGTGTTTTAGAAGGTGTTGATATTTCACCAACACAAAGAAACTCATTTTACAATGATAATGTAGTAACTGAAGGAGCAATAGTAAGCGGTAAAAATAATACTATACTTTCAGGCAATGGAGTTATAATAGCAGGAAATGAAAACTTTGTAGGTAATAATAATCAAAATGTTTCAATATTAGCTTCTTCAGGAATTACTGTATATCCAAGTTCAAATAATGTTTCTATAACAAGTTCTACAGGTGTAACTGTATTAAGTGGAATTTCAAATGTAAGCGTAACAAATAGTTCAGGAATAACAGTAACAGAATCCAATGTAACTTATAACAATGGAATTAAGACTTTAAACAATGTATCTTATAAAAAATATGTTGCTTTACTTAGTCAGTCAGGAGTTACAGCACCTACAGTAGTAGAGTTAGAAACTACAATGAGTTCAGGAATAACAACAAGTTATGATTCAACAGGACTTTATAAATTAATTTCAAATGGAGAGTTTACAGTAGGCAAAACAATAGTTTTATCAACACCAACAAGGAGTGATGCTATTATTGCTGTTATTCAAAGTTCTGCAAGTGAATTATACATAAATACAAAAGACATAACAAGTGATACTCCATTCATACCTAATGCAAATGATTTGTTAGATAATACAGCAATAGAAATACGAGTTTATTCATAATTGGTACTTAAAAGATAATGGCAAAGACTACAATAGACATAGAAATACAAACCAATGTAAGTGGTGAATCTGTAAAAGACCTTAGACAGCAATTCAATGAAGTTGAAGATGCCTTATTTGAAATGGCAGGAGCTGGAAAGCAAAACACAGAAGAGTTTAGGAACTTACAAAGAGAAGCTGCAAAAATAAAAGAGCGTGTTGATGATTTAAATGAATCTATTGATATGCTAAAACCTGAAGCTAAATTTCAAGCAATTGCAAATTTAGGAGCAGGAGTTGCATCAGGATTCGCAGCAGCCCAAGGAGCAGCTCAACTCTTTGGTCAAGAAAATGAAGCCTTAGATAAATCACTTGCAAAAGTTCAGGCGGCAATGGCTTTAGCACAAGGAGTTCAAGGACTTGCAGGAATGGGCGATAGTTTAAGGGTTGTTGGTGCTATGCTTAAATCAACAACCATTGGAACAAAGTTAGCAACTGCTGCTCAATGGTTATGGAATAATGCTATTAAAGCAAATCCAATAATGGCTATTATAACTGCTATTGGTGCTTTAGTAACAGCTATTATTATTCTAACTCGTACAATGAATGATGAAGATGAAGCGCAAAAAGAGGTTATTAAGAATAGAGAAAAAGAGTTAGAGTTAATGCAAGAAGCCGACAAGGCAATGCAGAAAGAAGCTGACTTTAGAAAGAATTTAGCAGCCGCACAAGGTAAAAGTGCGCAGGAACTTGCTGCTATAAATGAAGAATTAAGTAAGCAAAGAATAAAGCAAATTGATAATGAAATTCAAACTGCACGAAAATTAATACTTGAAAGGTTAGCAAGAGCAAGAAATGCTGATGAAGAAGAAAGGGATAACTTATATAAAGCCAATTCAGAAACTTTAAAGTTGATGAAAGACTTAGCTGATGAAAGGCTATCTATTCAAAGAAACTTACAAATTGAAAGCACTAAATTAGAAACAGAAACTAATAAAGCAGCAGCAGCTAAATCTGAAGAAAGGTCAAAAAAATCAAAAGAAGATGCAGCTCAAAGACAATTAGATGAAAACCAAAGACTATATGATGAATGGTTAGAAAGTCAAAGAATATCTGATGAGTTACACGATCAAGCAAGAGCAAAAGAACAAGAAAGACAAAAACAATTACAAAACGATTTTGAATTAAGTGCTAAACAAAATGATGAATTTAGTTATAAATTATATTTAGAACAGAAAAAAAGAGATGAGGAATCATTAATAAACAAACAGAAAGCAAAAGAGCAAGAAGTTGCATTAACATTACAAGGTCTTCAATCAATTCAATCTTTAGCAGATGCTTTTGCAGGAAAAAGTGAAGCAAGTCAAAAGAAAGCATTTCAAATTAAAAAGGCTGCAAGTTTAGCACAGGCAACCATTGAAACTTATCAAGCGGCACAGTCAGCATTTGCAAGTCAAATGGCAATTCCAACACCTGATGCACCAATACGAGCAAACATAGCAGCAGCCATAGCAATAGCAAGTGGATTGGCTCGAGTAGCTGTAATTGCAAAGACTAAATTTGAAGGTGGCGGTGGTGGTGCAAGTGGTGGCGGTGGCGGTGGTAACTTAGGAACGTTTAGCCAAGGCGGTGGCGGTGGTCAACCCCCGCAAGGATTAACATCACAAAACACAGTAACTCAACTTAATCCTGATGGCACAGTAGCGGGACAAGGCAATAGAGAAGCTGCGCCAATGAAAGCGTATGTAGTAGAAAGTGAAAGTAGAGCAGTAACAGAAAGAGTAAACAAATTAAGTAATAATTCAAAAATAGGATAACATGGAAAATTTACCAGTTTATAAATTAGTAATTGATGATAGTGATGAATTAGGAGTTGAATACATCGCTTTGGTGGACCAGCCTGCAATAGAAACTAATTGGCACGCATTCAAAGAACATCAATTTGAAAGTTATACTGATTACCCAAAAAAAGAACAAAACATGAAAGCTCAGTTTAAATTCTTTGCAGATAAAGAACGTAGATTGATTAGCGGCGCTTTAATGATTTCTGATTTACCTATTTATAGAGCAGATGAAAGTGGTGAGTATTATGTAGTGTTTGACAAAGAACAAATTGAAAAAATAGCACAGCGTTTCTTCAAAAAAGGCTTTACTCATAACGTAAATATGATGCACGATAGCGAAAGACAAGTTGATGGAGTTTACATGGTTGAATCTTTTATTATTGACAAAACTAGAGGAATAAAAACACCTGAAGGTTATCCTACATTAACAGAGGGTTCATGGTTTGGAACTTTTAAAGTAGACAATAACGAAGTTTGGAATGACTTTATAAGAACAGGAGTGTTTAAAGGTTTTAGTGTTGAGGGTGCTTTTGCTCATAGAAAGCTAAAAGATGCCCCTGTAAGCGTTATCGAATCATTAGCCGATAGAATACACAACTTAAGAAAAAAAGTAGCAGAGATTGCAACTAAATGAATTTATTGTACTTTATAAAAAAACAACATAATGGAAAATAAAAAACAAACGTTTAAAGAAGTTTTTTCAGATATGAAAGAATTATTCAAGGATATATTTCAAGACGAAGTTAAGGACTTGAAATTTGCTGACTACAAAGCAAAAGATGGTTCTATTGTTCGTACTGATACAGAAGAAATTGCAGTAGGTTCTAAACTACAAGTAATAACTCCTGAAGGTGTTATGGATTTACCAGTTGAAGTAACTGAAATGGTTATTATGGTAAATGAAATGCCAATGAAAGTTTACGTTGAAAACGGAGTTGTTAAAGGCATTGAACCTGAAGAAGTAATGGAAGAACCTGTTATGGAAGAAATGGCATCCGATAATAACGAGCAATTTGAAGCTAAATTTGCTGAATTAAACGAGCGTTTATCAAAATTAGAATCTGCATTGGGTTTATCTAATCAAGCATTAGAAGCTGCAAACGCTTCAATTTTAGCACAAACAGATTTAAACAGAAAGTTATTTTCATTGATTGAAAAAGTTGCAGATGCTCCAAGTGTTGAGCCTAAGTCAACTTCAAAAGAAAACTTTAAAAAATCAAACACTACAAGTTTAGAAGAATTTAGAAAAAAAGTATATAACTATTAATTAATAAAACAAAAAACAAAATGGCATTTTCATTTGATTCAATGACTGCTTATGTTGAAGAAAACAGAGCAGACCTCATCACCAAAGCAATATTAGGTGGTGTAACCTTAGGAAAAGGAGTTGACATCCGTACAGGAATTAAGTCAACAGAAAAAATCCCTGTATTAGAAAGTACAGTACCATTCCAAGCGGAAGCGTGTTCATTCACAACTTCAGGAACTACTACTTTTTCACAGGTATCTATTGCAACTGTAGGTATTAACTTTGCAGAACAATTCTGTTTAAAAGACTTAAATACTTACTATACTCAGAAGTATTTACCAGCAGGAGCAAACAATGATTCTTTATCAATTGCACAAAACATTATCGACAGAAAATTAGCACAGGTTGCTAAGAATGTTGAGAATATGTTATGGCAAGGTTCTACAACTTACACAAATTCAACTGTATTAAAACAAATGAATGGTTGGTTAAGAACTATTGATGTTGCAGGAACAGCAGTAGCGGCATCAACTTCTACTTTAAATGCAACTAATGTATTAACTATTTTTGATGATGTTTACGCAAAAGTACCAGCTGCTGCAATTGCAAACGAGCCTATTGTTGCATTCTGTGGTTATGATACTTTCAGAATTTTAGCTGCTAAGATTACATCAACTTACGGAATCTATGGTTCACAATACACAACTGATAATGTTTGGAACAATTGGGAGTTAATGTACCCAGGTACTAACATGAAAGTTGTTGCAGTACCAGGCATGAATAATGATAACCCAGTTGATACTGGTTCATTACCAACAGCTGCAAAAAATCGTATTATTGCAACTTACGCTTCTAACTTAGTATTCGGTACTGACTTACAATCAGACTTAGAAAACATCGAAGCATGGTATTCAAAAGACGATAGAGTTTGGAGATTGTTTGGTGCTTTCAGAGCAGGTGTTGCTGTGAAATTCATCGACCACGTTGTTCAATACACTAACGCTTAATATTAACCAAGGGAGTGTAACAACTCCCTTTTAAAATTTATAACATATGCCTTGTAATATTATTGAAGGATTAACACTAGACTGTCGCCAAGGTGCGGGAGGTGTAAAGAAAATATATCTTACAGAGTTTGCTAATGTTTCAACAATTACAGCTTCATCAGGTCAAGTTAGTG